ACCATCACCAGCTTGAGATAGGGCAGAGATTGCTTGTTGAATAGATGCCGGATCGTTTGGATTAAGTTGACGAGCTATTTGTTGACGCATTGAGATACGAGCTAGTTCAGGATCTTCACCACCTAAAGCACGACCAGCCGCACCGCCAAGCATAGTAGCCCCCCTACCAATAGCAAAGTTCGCTTGTTGGAATGGAGTTAGTTGAGCATATTGCAATGCTTGTTGGTCAGCTCTAGCCTGTTGGCTTTGCTGATAGATCTCTGGCGTAATGCCAAATAAGGATTGAACTATATCTGCCATGATTTACTCCTTATCGACCATAAATGTCAGCTTGGGCGGCTTCAAAGCCTGGTAGTCCAAAGCCATATCTTGATGTATCTAAAGCATTAACAGGAGCGCCATAACCAAACATCTTTGCTGTTGCATTTGTCAACTCAGGACTACGAGAGAATCCTGTCAATGCTGTTGCAAATGGGTTATAGGCATTTGCCATACCCATAGTTTGAGCCGCCGCTTGACCTCCGCCATACAAAGCATTAGCGCCTGTAGCACTAGCAATGCGACCACCCAAAGCAGAACCTAACTCTAAAGGTTGTTGGCCAAGAGACTCAAGACCAGTAGCACCTTGCAGATATGCTTGGTAAGGGCCAAGAGCCGCAGCCTGTAAGCCATAACCTTGGTTAGCTAAGTTGCCACCAGTGCCAAACAATCCCGCACCAAATGCTACTTGCTGTTGACCGGCTTGCATACCTTGAGCCGCTAATTGAGCATCTTGTTGAGCCAAAGCGTTGTAGTACGCTTCCATCTCAGGACTAGCCGCACCAAGACCTGCCGCACCACTTGGACGCGCACCAGTAGCGCCTACCGCCAAACCACCACGACCAGTATTAAACAAGTTGGTTTGCAATTGGCTGTATTGACGCTCACGGCTTGGGGCTAATAATTCTTGTTGTTGGGCAATGTACTGCTGTGCCGCCTCTTGAGGAGACTGAGCGATGTACTGTTGGCCAAGGTTAAACAAGCCTTGAGCCGCACCTTGCAATGGGGCAAACTGACCTTGAGCTTGTTCTGCTTGTGTTAGACCACCCCCCGCTAGACCTAGAAAACGGTCTTGCATGGCTTTTAATTGAGGGTCTAAGGTGTAACCAGCACCAGACACACGACCTGTTGTAGGATCAGTCTGGAATTGAGACTGACCAAAGCGTGTGGTAACACCTACTGGTCGAAAGCGAGCTTCTTCAGCGGCTAATTGTGCTGCTTTAAGTTGAGCATCGGCTTGAATCTGTGCGGCTTTCTTTGCAGAACTACCACCAAGTAAACCACCCAATAAGGATGCTCCACCACCGATTACGGCTGCTGAAATAGGCATATCAAACTCCAATCAAAATATCGTCCACTTTTGACGGATCTTTCTCGTCAGTGGCATGTACACAAAACCAAACACAATCTGTTAGCGCCTTAACTCCATGCGTTAAACCCGCTTTTATCTCTACACACGCTGGCGCTTCAATAACTTCTATCTCTTCACCCATCATTACTGCTACTTTACCTTTAGCCAATATCGACAAATGGCTGAAGTCATGTACATGTTTCAGAATGGCTGAACCCGCAGTGAACTGCGCTTCTTTAGCATACAGACCATCGCTGAAGTGATGAGTAATCATACTGTTCGCTTCCACATATAAACAGTAATGTAGGGTTGATAATTAGCGTTTGTTCCAGAAGAGCCAGCCGCATCAACAGTTACTGTGTGAGTGTGATTACCGCCCGCATCAGTGTCTGTAACTCGAACGGATGTGTTGTCGTTAGAAGCGCCATAACCAAAACCCGCACCAATCTGACCTTGAACACCAGTTGAACCACCATTTAAAGGGTGTGTGTGAGTACCAGAACTTCCAGTTGATGCTGTGTGAGTGTGGCTAATAGTTGCAGAATCAGCAGAGCCGCCAGTTTCTTCAGCAGTATCAAAAAGCGCATTGGAGGCATTAAAGCCAACCATGACACGACCCGCACCAAATGCAGTCCAAGTGCCAAAGCCTAACAACGTGCCTGGATTGGTTGAAACAACAGCGGTATAGATAGCGCCAACAGGGAATAGAGCCGCTTTAACAGCAGTAATTGCCGCATCCGTATAAGCAGTTGTTGACAAAGCAGTAGAGTTATTTCCCGCACTTTGAGTAACACCAGTAGTGCCAGTAGGCAAAGATGGAGTCCCGCTAAATGTAGGAGAAGCTAAATCAGCTTTGGTTGCAATTGCAACAGAGATATTGACAAACTCTGTGTTGATCTCAGTACCCTTAACGATCTTTAGTGGATCACCAGAAGACAAAGCATCTTTGGTTGCAAAATTAGTACTCTGTGTATAGTTACTCATACTGTCTTCCCGTCTTTGAATTGAATTTCGATACGCTGAATTGATAGCGCAGAACCATTGATGTCTGCTTCATAACCAGTTTGAACAATTTTTCCAGCACCAGAAACAGAAGCACTTAATGTTTGCAAAGCCACACCATCAGCATATTGGGCAACTACAGTAGCATTTGCACCATACTCAGCAATGCCATACTCAGACACACTTTGAGTTGGAATCTGTACATTGGTTGACAAATAATTTGCGATAAAATCAAAACCCCATTTCATTGTCACAAACTGATTTGTTCCACCAATTACGATAACCTTTAATCTCTTTAATAAAGAAGTAACACCCGCAGTACCTAAGTCTGCATGGTTTGTGTAGTACAGAATCCTGTATGAAGATGTGTTGTCTTGTGCGCCTGTGTACTTTGCAACATAACCTGTTTTACCCAACAAAACATCACCATTGCGTCTAGACAATAAAGCAGTTGGCTCAATAGAATCCCACTTTGTTACTCTAAACGAGCCATCTTGCAATTGACCTCGTGTGTCAAAGCAGAATACCTCTTTCGAGAAAGGCATAGTAATAAGGTAAAACGCTTCAGTCTCTGAGTAAACAGATTTGATGTTTGCCAAAGTTTCAGCAGCAACAATACCCATGAAATCACTACGCACATTCTTTGATATGTCGCCAATAGGTACAGACTTCTCAATGATTGTTCGGGCAAATGATCTTAGACCTGAGTTTGATAAAAACAGAATATCTTTACCAGTGCTTTGGATTGAGTCTCTTGCAATACATCCAATGCTTGCTACAGTATCGGTCAAAGTAAAAGTGGGTGAAGTTGGATTACTTGCACCAGAATAAACAAGGATCTGACGTTGCCCAAAGATGACTAAGAAGTTATTGTGTGCAGCCAAACCAGTGATGTTATCTGCACCATTGGGCCAATAATCATTGATTATTAAAGTGCCAGATGTGCCACCTGTCCATTTATAGCCAGTTAACAAATCAGAAAAGTAAACAGTAGTGTTGTTAGTCGCTGTATCTGCAACCCACAAACGTCCATACGCTGATATAACAATATTGCCAGCGGGAACTGTTCCAGAAGCTGATGCGTGTTCACTTACACGCCTATATGTTGTGGTGCTAGTTGCTGGATCAAAAATCAATGGATCATGACCCGCTTGAAAGAAAAATGTATGACCATTTAAAGATGCACAAGACCAATTGCTTGCAGTGATCACTGGTGCAGTACCGCCACCACCATAAGTTAACTCAGTCAGCGCATTAGAAGTACCAAGTTTAAACAGCTTGTTATTTCCGGCAAGCAAAACAGTCAACGCACCATCTGTCTCCACCAACTCATGTATCACACCAACAGGATTAGATCCTAAGTTGCCAGTAGATGAATTAAGCGCACTCCATCCCTTGCGTGAGCCAATACGGCCATATTGGTCAATTACACAATTAGTCGCAACCAAAGCAAAACCAGCCGCTAAATCAAGCGGAGAGTCTTGCGTATTCAGCCCGTAGAAACCTGGTGCTGAAATGCTTGCGGTCTGTAATGCTTGACTCATATTGATACAAACTCTTGATTTTCAGGATAGCGTGTTCCTTCAAGAGCAATCTGGTCTGCCAACATACCTCTATACAGTTGGTATGCCTCTGAAGAATTAAGACCACCATCTTCACCACGCTCAACCAATGCTCTTGCATAAGCATTCTGGACAACCAAAGAGTCAGGAACAAGCACTACAGTGGCATCAGCGGCCAATGGTGCTTGAGGTACTGTGACAGAAAAAGGAATGTTGTAGACACCATCAGGGCGAGGATACAGAACTACTTTTGTATCACCACTAGCATCTACGCCATCAAATGCGTAATACTGAGGAATACCACTTATTGACGGAACAAGGTTCTGATACCTATTCATCTCAACAAAGCTGATATTTTGCAATCCAACATTAGCAGTAGTGTTCAAAGCATCTTGTACTTGGAACTTCTGACCCGCACCCGTCATGGAATAGATATATGTGCCACCAACAGTGGTAATGGTTATTGTTTGACCCAACACATTCCAACTAAACGAGTCTTCAATCTGTCTTTTGGCATCGTTAATAAACAAACCAATTAAAGATGAATAGGTTGTTTCGTTGTTAGACGCAACTTGGGTTTCACGCAAGCGAATCAACACATTGTTTATCAATTGTAAATAGGTCATATTCTTTGCGCTCCATCAACCTCAAAGGTTGCTATAAAACTGAATGTACTAGCGGCTTCAGTCGTAATTTGAATTCTATCGCCTTCTTCTAAAACAATATAAGCAGCACCATCAAACTGAAGATATGTTTTTGAAGTAAAGTTGTAAGAAGTAAGAATATCAAGTGTTGTCGCAGAACTTGCGTCATACCATTGCACAGTAATGTGTTTAGTAGAGCCACCTGTGTTGTGTATGTACATCACAGTAAATTTGGCGTAGTAACTCGTTGGTACTGTATAAACAGTAGTCAATGTTGCCGCAGTAGGGCTAACTCCAACACTTATTGGTCTCACTTTTTATTCCTCTTAGAAATCGCCTTGGCCTTAGCCCTTGCATCTTCCTTAGATGATGCGCCCCAAGCGTTAAGAGAAAGAAGAAGTCGGGTAGGCTTTCCATCTTTCATCTCAGCTCCGGACATATTGCCCATTCGTGCTAAAAAGGATGCCCTACGAGGGTTGTCTCCCGACTTTACCGGAGGCTTTAAATTGCCACCAGTTTCTGCATTATAAGATGCTCTACCCTTGGCGTTCAACCCCCCCTTAGGGTTTTTTCCCGCTTTTGTTTGCCAAGTAGAAGATTTCATTTTTTCTTCGCAGTCTTGGCCGCAGCCTTAAAAGCCGCCTCAGTAGGAGCGCCTTTAGAACCGACTTTACGCATCTTTTCCTTAGAACCGGCTTTGATACGTTCTTGTTTGGCATTGATATTGGCATACAAACCCTGTTTCATTTCTTCTTCCTTGCTTGGCTTAGAGCAATTGCAATGGCCTGTTTAGGCTTCTTGACCACAGGGCCACCCTTGCCGGAATGCAAAGTACCTTCTTTGTACTCACGCATGACCTTGGAGATCTTGGCTTCTGCTTTGGTCTTTTTCACTTGCCACGACCTGACTTCTTCATCATGTTTGTAGCAGTACGGCTACCACGGGTAGGCATAGCTCTAGGCTTACCAATAGCAACCATAATGGCTACAGGCATACCTTTAGGCTTTTTAGGCATCTTAGAGCTAGTCATCTTTGTTTTTCCGTACATAATTTCACCTCATTACTTTAGTTGCAATAAAAGAAATAAAGCCACCAATAATGGAGGCTATTGCCATTCCTACAAAGAACCCACCTTTAGACTTATTAGCCATCTCTAAAAGGGTCTTAATATCTTGCCGAAGTGCATGAACTTCAGTCTGTAAAGCCTCAACTTGGGCTTCTAGCTTGCCAAATTCGCGTGGATCAATTTCAGACATTTGCGACTTTCTTTGGACGACCAGCCTTCTTAATAGGCTGTGGTTGAGACAATATTACAGGCTTTTCAAAGGACTCTTTTACCACTTCATCAATTCTGACATATCCGGCATGACCTTTCATGCTGTCAATATCGTGCTGATGGATGAAAGTTACGGTTTGACCGCTTACTAAACAACGAAATGAAGCCATAAGAATCCTTTAAAAAGGGGGGTATTAACCCCCTTTTATTACACCGCCCGAGCGATAACTAAGTTCAATGTAGTTGATGCCAAGTCCACAGAACCTGCTGTTGGATTGTAGGTAACGATAGTCACAGTGTTAGCTGCTGAAACATAGGCTCTACGAACCAAACCTGCTTCATCAACGCCAATTGCCATACCGATAACCATATCACCCAAAGCAACGCCTGGAACTGTAACTGTATCTGTAGCGGTTGCAGTAGTAGCTACTGATGCGCTATTGAGAGTACAAGAAACATCCCAAGTGTCTGTAAAAAGACCACGGAATTGATCGTTACCTCTGCGGGAAACGACTGCTGTTGCTGCTGCCATAATAAATCTCCTAATTAAGTTAAAAAAGTCCCCCCACCATTACAGCAGGGGGCGCAACTGCAATTAGGCTGGTACTGCCAAGGCGAAAGCACCAGAAGCGTCAGCGGCAGTGCTTGTGGCATTGGTACGCAGAGCTTTAACACCATACAAAGTGTCAGCAGTAAACAATGTACCGAGGTACTCTTGTTTGTACTGAGTCTGTGAACGGATGCCAATTTGCTCAATCAATACCATAGCGTCTTTGTGACCCATCAAGCAGATACGGTCAGTGCCAGAAGAACCAGCACCAGTATCAGCATTAGATGAGGCAAAAACAGCCATACCATACAACTGGCCAATTTCACCGTTGCGGATCGCATCACCGTTGCCGATGAATGCTTGCTCAGTGTAACGAGCCAAACCCATCAGCGTGTTACGGCTTGAGGGTGGGATCAGGAAGAAACGGCCATCCATAGGAATGTCGTTGTCGTCCAAACGCTGAATGGTGCGACGAATAGCGGCATCAGTCAGGGAAGCAGCATTAGAAGAAGTGCTGTTGTAGGCAGTAGTACCATCAGAACCAACGAAAGCCTTGGTAGATGTGTTGCTAGTCGCATAGTCGTTAGTACCAACGGTAGCACCGTTGAAAGCACGACCCAATTGAACCAAGTCAGTGTCGATACGACGAGCCAAAGCATAACCGGCATCTTCTGTGTAGAAAGAACGCAGTGATGTCAGGGCTTGAACTTCGACAATATCTTCGATCAAACGGCTATATTCATAGTGTTTGTTAATCAAGACTTGAATGTTGGTGTCGCTCTCTGCGATCAGAGTAACGGCATCGGTAGCGGCTTTAGCAGAAGCAGAGCCACGAGCGGGACTAGGGATGTTAACGGTGTCACCCTTTTTGCCTTTGAAAGACATCTTCTTGACCAAATTGGCCAAAACGAGGTTCTTTTTATAGGCGGCAACAATTTCATCACTCCAAATTTCTGGAATAAAGTTAGCTGCGGATGTAGTGGTTACACTGTTTGTTGGGGAAAATGCTGTATTAGCCATGATTTAAAACTCCAAAAGTTAAATTATCGAACACGCCCTTCAGAGTACGCCTGCATGATTTCATCACTCAGTGTTTCGTACCTTGACGGGTCTGTCATCTTGAGACGAATAAGGTCGGCTCTTCTGTAAACTCGTTTTGAACTCTCTCCAGAGCCACCAACATCAACTTGTGCGGCTTTCATGCTCTTTGTCCGTTGGGCATTACCCGCTTGCTCAGACTCTTTAGCCTTAATACCACGAAGCTGTTTGAAGGTAGACAACAACTCATTTGCGGAATCATAGTCAAATTCACCATCTGCTTTAGCGTAGAGTCCCAATCTAATAGGCGATGATTTCACCCAATTTTGGAACTCAGAATCATTAACTACTTGTGAGTAGTCAGGGTGATCTTGCACTAACTTCTGCTGAATCTGCATTCTTTTGAACTCTTGACCAGCTTGTCTGGCCGCAAGAACGTCTGGATGTCTATCAATTGTCGCTTGAACTGCTTTTTGAGGGTTCTCAAAGAAGTCAACTTCAGGTTCTTCCTCTTTTATATGCTGTTGTTTAGAATCGAGGTTCTGCTTTAGTAACTCGTCAGCCAATTTACGGACTTCACCGACCTCTTGGGCCTGTTTACCAATGAGCTTTTCAGCCTCTTGGTGCATCCGTACTACCTCTTCTAGACTTTTAGCCCTGTATTTCTCAGGAAGTTCAGATT